GGTCAACTACGGTGCTTGCAGCAGTAGTAGTAACCTGCTGACCTGTGGACCAGCTTGAGAAGGCTAAAGAATTATCTACGAACATTTATATTCTCCTTCTGAATCTTAAGAAACGAGAGATTCAGTGTTGGTGAGTGCGTCAACCACGCGGATTGGCGTATCACGGAACATAACGACGGGATCACCCGCGTAATCCTTGCTGGTAAGCAAGACGTTACGATCACGAATGGCCTGGATGTCCATATACTCACGACCGGTACGGTTGACATACCAAGCCGGTGAGATACCAGGGACTGGATCGCCAGGGGCATCGCTTTCAGTGATACCGGACAGACGACGCGAAGCCGTAGGTAGACGAACCACCGCACGAGACATCAGAGCGAACAGGTCAGGAGGGGTTACACCCTGAAGACCCGCAGTCGTGGTATCTACGTTGGCGATACGGACGTTATAACGCCAATCCTTTACGCACAGACCCAGCTTGAACTGGAACAGGCTGGTATAGGCTTCAAAACGATTACCGTTTGAGTCATACGCAGGAACTACGTCACCCTTGTCTTCATAAACCAGACCTGCCTGCGAACCCTTCGGGAAGATACCGAAAGTGGTATGGTCACCCCAACCGACTAACCAAATAGACAGGTTAGAGTTGCTTTGACCACCTGCGTCAAGGACGTTTACGGCATTCTTGGCAGTCGAGGTGTTCGTTGTGTTATAACGGGGAGAAAAACCCGTAAAAGCAGTAGGAGTAGTCGCCTCATTAGAATAGAACAGGGCGGAAGCAACCTGCTGAGACAGACCTTCTACGTGTGCCATATCTTCGGAATAGCGGAACTTAGCTACATTTCCATTCAGGTTGGCAATTGACTTATCGACGATTGAGTAATCAACGAGTTCGCCAATGCTGTCCTGGAACTGAGCAGTCAGAGACTTCGAGCTAGGAACGCCTTGATTGGCGGCGCGCCAGACACCCTGAGGGAGACCGACACGTACAGTAGTTTTGTGACCGAGGGGTAGATTGCCTTCCTGCCAGATCATGTCCTTCATTACTTCGTTGCACTGAGAAAGCATCTCGGCAATGATAGCGATGGCACCATCTGGGTCGGCTCTACGCGCCCAATCAACTAAATTAGGATATACATTAGTTGACATTTAGTAAACCTCTTTGTAAGAGTTGTTAATTAAGCCAGTTTCCCATAAAGGGTAGTGGACTTAGACTTAGGAGTAGATACTGGCTTGGTTGCGGCTAAAGGTTCACCTTCACTCATGTTATCCATTGCTTTGGCTAGAATTCTAATCACGGCTTTGTGATTACCTAGACCCGATGATTCCATGATTTGTCTGAACTCTGCTTGTTCTTCGGCAGTACCTCCGTGGGTTCTAATGAAGTTATTAGCGGCATCGACGGTTGTTTGAAACCTGTTGCCACCGATTTCAGGATCGGCTAAGAACTCTTCTTTCCAAGAGGTCTTTTGCTTCTCCCAAGTAGTCTGATATAACTTTGTAAGGTCTTCTGCTACTCTTTGTACTTCATTTAGATGGAAATCTACAGCTTTCTGACCAAAGGCTTGAACGGCGGCATGATCTGCCTTACCGGACAACTCTAGCTCAGAGAGGATATCTGTAAATTCCTTGATCCGATCTTCCTTTAGGCTTACACCTTCTGGAAATACAAACGGATCATAAGTTGGTTGTATAACCTCTACGGGTTCTTCTACAACCTCTTCAGCCGGAGGCGGAGCCGGATCATCGGACTGACCCCCTTCCTGATTAACCTTGACTTCGTTAGTCTCGGTTTCTTTGTTGGCTGGCTCTTCTTTAGAAGGTTCGCCTAATAGTGTGGTAACCTGTTCAGGTTTGTCTTCTACGGCATCTGAGATAATCTCTGCCGGAGTTTCTGCCTGAATAGGGCTTGTGTCTGTCTGTACCGAAGGAGCCGCTTGGATTGCCTCGGCATCTATTTGTGTATTCACCGGAGCCTGGGCGATGGTTTCGACAGTCTCTACGGTATTGGTTTCATTATCCATGTCTTGATTTATTCTCCGACATCATTAGTGCGTATTGCTCAGGAGCGGCTGTCTGGATGTCGTCTAAGACTTGGAGTCCGACATTCTGAGTCCCACATCTGAACGCTGTTTCATAAGGATCAACACTGAAAGGTGTAGAAATTACTTTGCATCTTAAGAGAAGATCGTAGAACCACGCCCTACCCTGCTCCATAGACATAGCGGCTTCTACAAACTTAAGACGATCAGCCCTTGTCCTGGCTGCCCTCTTTCTTACTTTATTTACGGCTTCGTTATCAGAAGTGTCATAACTTGTATCGACTTCTTCTTGCGCTTGATTCTGTTTGATTATATTCATTAGTTTGGAAGATTCTTTAATCGTTGATCTAAATTAGAAAGGACTTCTTGACGGGACATGGCTTTCTTTAAGAAAAGGGTATTACCTGTCTCAGCCATACCCGATAGAGCCTTCCTTATAGTCATCCAAAGAGTATTCTCGTTGTCTTCCCCAAAAGCAGGAAGATTTCTTCCGAGCTCTATAACGCCTTCTAATTTATCTCTGATGTTTAACCAATACGGATTCTCTTGGGCATGAGCTAATTGATGACTAGAACCGGCTGCCACTTTTAAACAATCTATAAATTTAATAAATATCTGAGCCTTGTCTGTTTCCTTGGCCTGTGTTATCTCTTTAGCCTTACTAGCTGCTTCCTTGAGCGACTCTGTGTAACGACTAATCATTTCTGCTTCAGTTATATATATCAAAAATACTCCTATTGTAATCCAGCTAAGAATTCTTGGCCTTGACCGGTAGCAACGTCAGAAAGTACTTTAGCTGCCGGAGCCATCTTACCTGCGGCGTCTGCGACTGCACCCATCTGCATCATCTGCTGTTGTTCCATCGCCTCTTTGGCTTGCATAGCCCTCTTCGTATCGACTTCTTCAGGGCCATATAAAATCTTCTGAGGGTTTCCTAGAAGTTCGTTGTATTCTCTTACAACGGCATCTACATTAACATTATCTTTAGCCTGAGGATAGACAGCCGACATATTACCTACTAAAGCCATAAGACGTTCGATACCACCAGTTGCGGCACCCTTTTGGGCCAAGGCAAGGATAGAAACGAATTCTATATCGAGAGGAACACCCTTTAAAGACGGAGGAGGTTCATCGATCATTCCTTTGCGTTTCAGGATAGAGAAGATTCTCTTCAACTTGGGCTTTAAGGAGTCGGAAAGAAGGCCCTCAATTACAGGGCCAAGAACTTGAAGCTTCTCCTGCATCTTTTGGGCTACTTCGTAAGCCGTCATCTGTTCATCCACCTTTTGCTCAAGCATAAGGAAGAGATCATTAAATAGACCTGTCTGGATACGACGTTCTATCTGTTGGATATTAGCCGCCATAGCCCCTACGTCAGGGTTGACTTGATAGATAGGACGTATACCTTTATCAGGACCTAATTGAGAAACATAGGTTAGGTGTCCCGGAAGAGTACTAGTAGGCTTATTCTTAAGCTCCATGTCTCCAATCAGAGGAGGTCTTACTTGTTTCTCGATTGCCTCTGCCATACGCCGCGTCATCACCTGAAGCTGCATAATATCTGGGAGCACATCCATACCTACGGAACGACCATAGGCGTCATTACTCTGGGTGGACCATCTAGCTGAAGTGAAAGGCTGATCTATGAATCCACGAATACTGAGGGGTTTATTAGAAGTAGAGCCATAAACCCAGTAGACTTCTCTCCAAGAAAACTTATTAGAAAGTTTAGACATGTCAGAACCTTCTACAAAGAAGTTAGGTTCGATAGCGTGAGCTATCTGACGTTCCACCTCTAAAGAATTTCCCTTTTCATTCCATAACTCTTGAATATCAGGAGGACAATTTTCGACTCCGAAAAAACCTACTATCTGAGAAACCGTCATTACGAATAAACGATACAACCCATCTATTCTACCGGTTGAATCCGAAGACAAGTAATACTCACCTACGGCAGGATTATAAAAACGAATTAAATCTCTTTCGTCTTCGTAACAAATACTAGGACCTGTACCGAATACAACGATGTCTTCACACTCTTGCGCAAAGGCGTTATAAAAATTGCTTCCAGCTAAGACCGTATAAATCCTGTCTTCGGTTTCATCGATCCAATTTCTGGCGGCTTGGTCTAATTCAAGCTTCTTTACGGCAGGGATCATTTTAAACCAAGGACGGCTAGGAGAAGCCAGCCCTGACATAAGACCGGAAGAACATACCCGGACTGCATATGTTCCGGTAGGGTCGGCAATGGCAGTATTAAGCGGACGACCTCTTGTCATATTATTAGGATTTGGATTACCGCCAGTAGATTGGGTAAGCCAGATGCTGCGACGAGGTAAAATAAATTCAGCCAGATCAGACCAATTCTGTGTCCACCAAGACTGTCTCCAATTTCTTAATGAAACAAGACGAGTCTCTAAATGTCCCCTAAGTGGTAACCAACCCTGCTCTACCGGATTATCAGAGACCTCTATGGTAGGTTGTTTCGATAGGAGGGTAGGCCCCGCCTTTTCATACACAGCAGTAGATTTAGATTTATCTTGAGCCAAATTACTGACCTAATAGTGTCTTATTAGTCGCTGGGGCTTCAAGGCCTTGTGGGCTTGTTTTTAGGGTATCGTTTGCGGCAGCCGCCCTAGAACCCTGTTTTGCCGCTGACTGGGAAAAAGCAGTAGTAGAGGCCATAGTCGGAGGATGAGCAGCCGGAGGAGGCATAGGAACTGATGGAGGTTTAGGAGTCCCACTAAATAACATTCCCATTTATTTATCCTTATACATACGCGCGTGTCTGGGTTTCTTAGTATCGGCTTTATTAAAATCTTTTGCTACAGATTGAGGTATACCCATCTTCTTGGCGAATTTAGGGTCATGGGCTGCTGCTGCCATTGTACGTTTTTGTTTTTCAGAGGATGACGGCAATTTCAGTTTCCTTACTATTTTTTATGGCTTCTCTTAAATTCCTATTAAGAATGATACACCCAGAAGAAGCTGATTTATCTCCCTTAGAGTTATCACCATGAATTAAAAAGCCTGAACGACCTAAAGCCATTTCTTTATTAGAAGGCTCTAATCTAGCTACTATCGGACCGAATTTATCAGTCTTGTCGTACCAAGAGATGATTTTCCAGACCCCTCTCGGTATAGGTCCTATTTTCTGTACATGTTGTTTCTCAGGATTATTAAGGCCATAAGAACTTCCACTATAACCTACACCTACAGGAAGACAATTCTTATATATTATACCTGATTTTTGTGAGTATGTCCACACTCTATTGACCATGTACTGAATAAGTTATAGAAAATTGACCCGAAGTCCAATTTGAATTTGAAAACGATGGAACATTAGAAGAGCAGGTCACGGTAGGGACACCCCAGGTATTAGTGTCTGTATATAACTTACCTCCTACTACAGTCGGGTTAGCACATGTCCCCGGACCAGTTATATCGGTATTCACCAACACAGTTCCAGACCAGTTATACGAATTATCTCCGTTTACTCCAAGGATAGTGACTTGGTAAGAAGTATAATTCTGTTTGATGGGACTACCAGTTAAAGTAATTCCAGAGGTTCCTGTGAAAGTAGAGGTGATGTATAAAGCATCAGTGTTATGGAGAGTGATTTGACCTAAGCTGTTACTATTTTTAGTTTTAGCAAAAATCATTCTACCTGGGTCTAACCCTGACCCTATATCGGCACCAAAGGTGTAGAAATTACCTCCATAAATAACCTGATTACCTCCTGAAGCAGCCAACACGGCAGGATCAGAAGACAAAGTTTCTATTTCTATAGACCCATTCACAAATGTTGCTACATTACTAGAAAAATTTTCTATTAAAGTTTGAGTCCCTCCTCCTGAATTAAACCATTTTACATTTAAGGGGGAGTTATATACAAAAGAATCTGTGCCTATTCTAATTAAAGGATCAGAATTAAAATGGTTAGAAGAAGCTATGGCAGTATTAGGACCAAAACCAGAGCCATGAAATGAGGCGTTGCCCCCTCCTGAGACCCTATATTCTGCCACATAATTTACCTGAGACATATTTTCTATGATAGGGTTTACTACATTATACTCTGTAAACAATCCCGGAGAGGAATTCCAAAACAATACAGCCATTTTACCCCTGACGAATGTGACATCACAGTGTCCCCACCTTGGCCTACAAAAGAACACCCTA